AGTAGTCTCTGACTAATATATCTTTTCCAACTGATTTTGAAGAAATAATTTTAGACACACTTGAATTTGAAAATTCATATGTTTTATTTGCTAACTTTATATCTAGTCCCATGATTATTTGTTTTAAAGATTAAAATAAAAAGGGAGGAAGTTTAACCCCTCCCCTTTAATTATAGTTCCTAGAATGATCCTCCTGTAACAGGATTTCTCATTACAATTTTAAGAACTTTGGTTGGATCTTTAACCCATATAGCTGGCATAGTCTGAGTCATATAAACTCTATATCCATTGAATTGTCCAGTAGAAGCAAAACCTTGAGTTCTTCCCATATAGTCCATAGTACCATTTTGGTAGAACCATTTAAGTTGATTATCCCAAGAAAGTTTTAACAAGTGAATGTTATCATTTCCTTCATCTGTTACATCAAAGATAATAAAGCTAAATGAACTTAGAGGTCTTCCATCAATTAATGGATTCTCAATATCATTAGTATTTAAATTATCAAATGCTGGATTCAATACAAACTTAACGTTAGCTAAGAAAGGAATAGTAAAGCTTGTGTAAGCAAAACCATAATCTAAATCCATACCAGAACCTGTAACAGCTCCAATATCTGATGCATTTTGTACTAGACCTGAACCATACACTTCATCAGCAATTGCTTTGTTGATAAGTTGCATACCTCCAATACCTGTTTGTACAACAAGTGATCTTTTTGGGTCTGGCCCTTTAAATTCAACTTTACCTTGATAGAAGTTATAAAGTTCTGATTTAAACATGTCAAGTGTAAATGATGACTTGTTATATACTCTTTTGAAAGAGTTATCTAACTGTGACCATAAACCTACTGATAGTCTGATATCATCTGGACCATCTTGTTTAATTCTACCACCTTTACCCCACATTAGGTAAGTTTCAATATCCGTTGCAATTTTAGATAAGTGAGCTGCTTCCATATTTGTAATGAAAGTTCTTGTAAGAGTTCCATTCTCAAATGCTTCTCTAGCACCAGCTTTACCCATGTTTGCTACAAGTCCTTCTATACTAGGTACAGATGGATTGTTTGGATCAGTGTTGAAGTTTCTCCAGATCTCAGTAACAGGTACAGTACCATCAGCATTTAATCCGCCTTTGATCATTAAATCTGCTCTTGAAGAAATTGAATAATGAACGTGTGCTTCTGCTCCTCCTACAAAATTGTAGAATTCACGGAAACCAGATCCAGTTTCAATATCTGAGAAACGTTCTCCGTACTCACCTCTTGCAGAACCTTTTCTGAAGAACTTTGTACCTTTAGCTAAATACTTGTTATCCAAGATAGCCGCATTGTTGTTGTTAACTAATTGAACAGTATAAACAAAACCGTCACCTGCTGGGATAATATCATCAGCTGTGATGTAAAGTTCTAGTCCATTATACTTATCATAAGTAATAATGTCACCGTGTCCAAAAGTTCTTTTGTTAATTTTGATCTTAAATAAAGTACCATCAATACCTTTACTGGTTGATGCTGGTTCAATATCCGCTACAATGTACGGAAGATCTTGTGCAATAGGAGTTTGCCACTTGTACTCACCTCTAGCGTTATCCACCATGATAGTATTCTTACCACCAAATGAAGCCATTTGATACAAAGGCATTTCTACCTTTTGGGTCATAGCCCATAGATCAATTGGTCCCATATCCATAGGCTCAGGGTTACCAAGCATTTGGGTTAGGTGATACGAATCAACATGAGAACTAGCTTTGTAGCTTGTATCACGTAGGAAAATCCCATTATTTAAAACTGGAGTTGCCATAATTTTGATTGTTTTTAATTGTTAATAATTGTTTTACTCTGTTTATATTTAATCTATCTAATTAAATTCTTTTACATTCTTTTGAAAATATTTGTTGGTCTAGCTAATTTTCTCTTAGAATTTTTATTTTCTGCTTCTGCTCTGTCAACACCTAATGATGTTCCACCAGCATTTGTTTGTTCTGTTTTTAATTTTCTCACTGTTTTCTCAACACTTTTCTGAGCTCCTTTATCCATAATTTTTGCTTTATAGCTTACAGGATCCTGTAGTAACCATAATGCTTCAGATATAAGAGAATAATTTGGTTCAACAAATTGATACTTTTCTAATAAATGACCTAACAAATTTGTATTACGTCCACTTACTGATGGATAATTTGGTTGAACTAAACCATTATATAACATGGCTTGTGTCTTTCTATCAACTTTTAATTCACCTAACTTACCATCTTTTAATGTATCATATACATTTTTCATATAAGCTTTAGATGCTTGTTCTTGTTGTTTCTTTTTTAACTCTTGTTCTTGGAGTTTTTGTGCAACAACTTTTTCTTGCATCTTATCTAATTTAGGTTTGAACTTATTTGCTTGTTGTTCTAACTTACCTAAATCTTTCCATATCTCAATTTCTTCTTGGATCTCTTCTTGAGTACCATATCCTGTTGCACCTAAATATTGACTAATAATTTGTTCTTGATCATTTGTTTTTTTAACATCTAAACTTTTACTTGTCTCTACTTGTGATAATGTAGAAAATAATGCTTTAAGATCTTTACCTCCATCAGCAACATATTTAGCTGCTATTTGTAATTCTTCTGGTAAAGATTGAAAAAACTGTTTAGGAGTTTCACGTCTTACTTCATTTGCTTTTTCCTCAAGATTTACTTCAATAAGTTCAGCCCAATCTTTAGCACTATAATCATCTAAGTCTTTATCATCATCAAAGCCAAAAATCTTCTTATCATTTATCAATTTAGAAAAAACATCAGATATACCATTAATAGGTTTTCTACCTTTTTTTGTTTTTGATTCAATATTATCTTCATCTTCTTCTTCAATACCATCTAATGTATCTAAAATATCATTAGCGTTTTCTTCAACTTTTACTTCTGCTACAGGTTCATTTGTATCTGAAGATTCACTTGATTCATCATCTTTTTCTACTTTAGCATTTAAATCATCTTTATCATCCTTGTCAGGATCTGCAAATGACATATCTGCTTTCTCAGTTAAACCACTAAAAATATTTTTAGGTTTACTTGAGTCATCTGAAATCATATCAGCACCACTTGGAGCAGCATTGAATATTTCATCTAAATTAACGTCTACTTGTTCTACGTTACTTTTCACTTGTTGTGTTTGAGTTGTACTCATAATTATGTTGGTTTTAATAATTAATATTCCTTACATATATAATATACGCAAAGTTTGTATTATAAACTTATAATATTTGTGGAAAAATAAAAATAATAAGCAGTATATAGCTAACGTCAATTATTTTTTGTTTGAATCCTTAGAATCATACTTATTTTTATTTTCTTTGGCTATTTGAAGTTTGGTATTAGCTATCTCTTTTTGAGCATTTATTTTTTCTCTTTCAACTTGAAGCCTACTATTTTCCATTAATGATTTAGAGCTATTTTCCTCACGTTTTATATTCATTTGCTCACGGTATTGAGTAGTTTCTCTGATGTCTTTCATAGCATCTTGAAAATCAGACTGTTGATTCTGATTTATATCAGACTGAGAACCAAATCCTGCAGATCTAATTTCAGCAATAGTGACATCATTCTGTCTGTCTTTTGCATTTTCCTGCATTTCAACTTGTAATTTTTGTTGTTCTTCTTGTGATTTAGCTTGCAATTGTTGTTCTTGCATTTGACGTTGTTGTTGCATTTCTTGCTGACGTTGCTGTTGCATTCTTGTTTCAGAATCTTTTAGTATGTCTGTTACTTCAGCAATTGAATCAGCTTTAACAATATTTCCTAGTTCATATATACTTGCACCAGTTGTATTATTTGTAAGAGCCATTTGTTTTAAATTCTCTAGTATGGCTCTGTGGTTTGTTTTAGTAGTTGCAAACACATTAAAATCTCTAAGTAATAGTTCAGTACCATTAATAGAAAAATTAACCTTCTCAGCTTCTGTAGAGATGTAAGACAGTCTTACACTTGGGTTAGTGCTGTAATAGTATTGTGCTAAATCAGTTCTCATTTGATGAACCCTTGGCATTAAATGGTCTGAATGTTGTACAAAATACATTTCTGTTTGGGCATATGACTGTTGCATAGCTTGTACAACCCCGGTTGCAGTTTGTGCTGATACGGCACCACCAAGACGCTGAGGATTAATGCCAATGGCATCAAAACATTGTTGTTTAAAATAATTAGCTAATTGTATTCTAGACATTAATCTATTAGTCTGCTCCATGTTTAGAGTCTGATAATGATTAAAGTTAGTTGCATTTTCTGTATTAGTAATAGAAGTATCTAATGGAAGCATCTGAAAATCTTTCATTGCTACAAATGCTTTAGCATAATTGTTTTTACCCCAGTCTTCACCCATTGAGTGACGTGGTAAAGCATTTTGATCAAACATAATTACTGTACCTAATTCATCAATTAGTATATCAGCAATTTGATTATTAACCATGTTATAACCAACTTGATATGCTTTCATTAAATCTACTAAAGAAGTAGATCTTGTATTTCTATCAGAAAATACTCTACCCTCTACTGGAAGTTTACATCCATAAAGTGTATTATTACCTTTGAATTGAAAGGGTAATCTACCAGGTTTAGTTCTGTTAATACCAATATATATTGGATTAATATTATCACCCATAGTAGATTGCCACATAGCTGGTACATTTGGACCAATTTTTACACCACCCCAAACCTCATTAATCCATATCCATTCTATATGTTCACCTTCTAATAAATTTTCTTTAGATTTTTGTTTAAAAATTGATGTATCATATACACCTTTTTTAGTAATTTTAAATGTTTCATCAACTATCTCTTGAGTAACTTCCCCGTCAGTTTCTATTTTTGTTAAATGACCTATTCTACGTTGTGTCTTCCAATAAATAGTAGATATACGCATTAAGTTACCTTCACCCCACATTGATACATCTTCTGTCTCATCAAGTATTTCACTAAGTATATCTCCACCAGCACCAGGGTTATTTGAATAATTACTTGTGTATTGTCTATATGCTAACCCAGGTGAATTTGTATTCCACTCATGAGATCTAGTAGCATCATAATATGCACCATCATTTTGATATCCATTTACTTGATATTGAGCGGATTTAGCTGGATAAATTTTCTGTAAAGATTTTAATTGTTTTTCATCCATAAGATATCCAAACTTATCTACTACATCTGATACAGTCATCAAATCTACTTTACCACAATAATTTGAATCTGCAATATATCTTTGATCTGGTGATTTCTGATAAAAAGTTAATACTGGATTCCATAGCTCAATATCATAATCATCTTCTAACATTCTAAAATGCCAAAACTCTCTATCTGCAATAAGCATATCCCTAAATCCTCTTTCTTCAAGTTCTTGCATCTTGAATCTTTCTTCATCAACTGCAAGTTGGTGTGATGCCCACTCTTCAACCATACTTCTATATGACTTACTAAAAAAGTCTTCTATAGCTGGTAAAGATTTTAATCCTTCTGGTGATAATTGTTGTTGAGCTTCTTCAGATGAGGGATCCATACCCATCTCAATCATCTTACGTACTAAGTTTGCCTCAGCATCAGCAAGTAAAGATTCTTCTACTTGCATTCTTTTTTGTTCTAACATCTCATTATAAGATGCGTCATCTACTGCTCTAAATTGTACTTTTGTATAACGTTTAGCAAATTCACCTGTAAGAACATTTATTACATTAGGTACAATTGGATAAAATTTAAGTTCTAACGCAGAATCATTTTCTTTTGTTAAAACATCCATCATGTCTTTGTAATCATTGTCTGGCTCTACAATGTAATCTGTCTTATCAATTAATCCTTGAGCAAGTTTATAATTTTTAAGTAATCTTCTAGCATTTAAACGTAAAAACTCTATACCTTGAAGTTCTAACCAATCTAAATTCCAAGCTGCCCAATCCTCAGTTTTTTCCTTATATGACAAAAACTGAACTGGTTGAGTTAAGCTAGAAAATGTAGGCCCGCTTTCTGCTTTTGCCCCATTCTTCATTTGCATGGCGTTTAATACTCTCATATTATTTTTATCTATTTAATATTTTTGAATCCTGATCTATTAATTTTGGTTCCTCCTAGACTTCTTCTACGGCCAATATTTTTAAACGGACTACTATACTTTAATTTACTTATTTTTTCTGAGTTTACCAAGGAATTACTGTCTGATTCACGTCTTTTAGAATACCCTCTGTTTGATTGTTGTATTTTAACAAAAGCAATTAATGCACCAAATGTAACTAATCTATCTACGTTTAATCCAGGATAGTAGGCCATCATTTCTTTAATAAGCATAGGATCTGGTATCCTCTCTACTCCTAACGTTTGTGACATAACAGAACCATGCTCATCTGTTTCTTCATGAATACTCTCTCTTAGAAACTCAATAGCATAAGATATTAAATGGCTTTTAAATAATGTTCCTGTATTTTTCCAACCATACTCTTGATAAACTGTTCTATTTGATCCCAAATCTTTTAGAAAAAGTATTTGTTGTTTTGGAACTAAATATCTTTGTTTTTTTCTAGCTATCATGTGTTGAATAAACAATGAAATATTATTCTCAACAATAGTCCAAGCATTATACCACTCAATTAATAACTCAAGTCTTTCATGTGTTTTATTAATATCATCAAATCTACCACACCATGCTGCAACAATTTTATCTTTCTCAATAAATTGTTCAACATCACCACCACCTATTTCTCTAGTTACTTCAGTTGCATTCTTGTAAATATATATACTACATAATGAATCTGATGTAGTTGTTTTACCTTCTGACACAGGGTCAATAGATCCATAGTATGCTCCAAATCCAGGATTAGGTATAGGTCTTTCCCATACAACTATACTTCCTGTTTTATCTTGTTGTTTTTTATTTACTGGGAAAGTACTAACTGGTAATTTAGTTGTCCTTTTAGCTATAATACCTGATTGATCTCTGTCAAGTTCAATAAGTTCATATGGGTATTCTTTCTCCTCAATTTTTTTAAGTTGTTTACTTAATATACCTTGTGGAAAAACAGATTCTTTTCTATAAGCAAATGCTTCAGCAATATTTAAAGGTTTTTGAGATATTCTTAATTGAAACTGTTCTCCACCTAATTCATTTTTCCATCTATCTCTTTCAATCTTTATAGCTTTAATTGCTTCTTCAATCTCTGAGTTACCATATTCATCTATGTATGGAGGCATTGACCATTGTTCTGGTATAAACAAACCAGCCATACCAATAGTGCCGTCAGCATCCATTAAATTAGTTTTTACTGCATATATATCATTTGCATTAGGATTAAGAATCATTTCCTTTAAAGGATTACATTGTTCTAAATCCCCCACTGATCCGGCTGCAATAAATTGACCAGTTGTCATCATACCTGAAGACATTGCAGGACGTAGGTACTCATACGTCTGCATCATGTTTTTAGCAATACCTGCCTCCTCATGAAAAAAGTATGTACATGGTCCACCAACTCCTGTGGTAGCATTTTTTTCAAATGAAGCTCCTTGAATTTTTGATTTTAAACCTCTTGAAGTTTTTCTGTTATTTATTTTTACTTCAATCTGCTGTTGCCATAATAATACTTTCTCAGGATTACTAGGTCTGTACCATGCAGTATGTTCATTTAAAAATGTTTTATATTCTTCTAAAAATTTCCAAGAACCTTTATCATTTATGTAATCTTTAAGAGATGCTCCTATTTTACATATTGATCCTTCTTCAAACCAATATTGATTAATAATCTTTGCCATATGAAAATATGAAGAAGCAATCTGACGTTTTTTAAGTATAGCAACATGTTGATTATTTAATTCAGCTATTACTTCATACAATGCCATATGATATTGTGCATCTCTTACCTTTGCAAAACCATAATGTTTTTCTTCCTTATCAAATATAGGTAAAAAATTAAGCCACATGTAATAGTCTCTTGTGAGATACCATGTATTGCCTTTATTTTTATAAAAAACCCCTGTTCTGCATTTACTTTTTTGGTCTTCCCAATAAGCTGTAAAATCTTTAGATCTAAAAGGGGCATTACAATAATTACCTTCTGTATTAAAACGTTTAGCTTCTTCATTAAAAAGCAATGCTGTAGAATCAAAGTTGTATTGACCAGGCTCTTTAAATAAAGATTCTAAAAAACCTCTAAATTCATTATCAGAAGAAAACTCAACAGTAGACCACTTGTGATTTTCAAAAATAGGTATAACCCTACTCATCTCTTATAATGGCATAAACATCACCAACTTGTAATAATAAATGTTCTTCCCCATCATGTTTCATAGGTGTAGGCATAGCATGTTCTGCATATCTTACTACATCACCAATCTGTATTTCACTTACTGATTCACCTCTTCCTACCACTTGACCTTCATAAGTTATTTTTTGTGCTATTGTGGGAATAATAAGTCCTGATGCAGTTTTTGTTGCTGCTTTAATTTCTTTAATTAATAACTTTTGTCCTACTGGAATAATTTTTTGTGCCATAATTTTTGATTTTATATTTGGTCATATGCTAAACCTGCACCACCACGCACAGAGCTGTCTTGTTCTTGTCTCATATCAGTAAATGCTCCTTTATAAGATTGTCTTATTGCTTCAAATTTTGCAGCAGCATTTACCATAGAATTTATATTTCCATCTCTACCATGTTCTATAGCGGTAACTTCCATATACTTTGCTAGTCTATCTAACATAGATTTTATACCTACATATGCTCTATATGTTGGTGTTTGATACATTTTCTCACACATTGCTTTAGCATATCTTATTGATGGATCTTCTGTTGAATCCTCAAGTTTAATCTCTTCAATAATAATATCTTCCTTCTCATGTTCTGGTAAATTAAAAAATGGATTTGCATCAGGATTAGGACATGTCATATAAAACAAATATTTATATACTGTCATATGTGTATCAGGATATTCATCCATTATTTTTTTTAGGAAAGGTAATGCATGACAATGTTCAGTCACTATTAATTCACTATTTTGTATATCAAATAATCTTACTATCATAATTGTTTTATATATCTTTTATCCACTTTATTAATGACATGACTTCATCTTTTAAATATGGAAGTTCATATATCTTTATTGTATCTAATACAGGTTCTCCATTAACATGTTCATTTATTGGATAACCAAACTTGTCTTCACCTACTTGTTTAAATTTAACATGTTGAATAGTTAATTTACCAATTTTTAATTTAGGATTATGCTTTTTAATTATATATGCATACATGCTTAATTGTAAATTATAATGATTTAGATTACAATCATCTAAATGACTTATAGGTTTATACATTTTATTAGTTATACCTTCCCAATTAGTAAATCCTTTTTCTTTTATTTCTTTATTAGTTTTATAATCATTAATATTTATTAATCCATCTACTATTTCAACAACGTCAGCTTGTCCACATAATCCAACAGATTTTAAATATACTAAATGTTCAGGATATAAACCATTTTCTAATTTTTGATTTGGAGAAAGTTTTATTCCCTCATCATCTATTATTGGTTTAATAATAGGCACTTCAATACCATTACGCTCAATAGTTTTAAAGTCAAGCATATCTGCTTCTCTTTGATTGTGATAAAAATTACCTAGTGTAATTGCTCTATCTGTTTCCCCATCCCATGCTGCAATAATTTCTTTTGGGGTCATCCCATACCACTTAGATCTTTTATTTTTTGATGATTTTTTTGCTTGTCCATCTCTATCAAATTTAGGTTTAAATTTTCCTATAAAAGATGTTACTCCAGTCCATTGAATATTATCATTATCAATGCTTTCATAAATGTGACCTTCTTCTTGAAATTTTATTGCCATAATATTATACTATTGTAGTATACCACCAGCTATTTTCATTACCTGTGGTTACTGTGGTTATCTCACTACCTATGTAATAATTAATTTCCATCATTATTTTTAATTTGATTATTTATTAACTCCTCTTCTTTTTCAGTTGTGTAAGCATCCCAATATCCTTTTGGACACTCAGATGCTGTTGATCTTACTTTAAATGCTAAACTACATCCACAATCAGAACAACATGGTTGTGATCCAGGTGCTAAACAATCTTTTCCTTTTGCATCAAATAATGAGCATCTTATACATATTTGAAATCTATCTGTTGCAACAGCTTCAATATGTTCTTTTTTAAAAATACTATTTGCAATACCATCTGCAATTTTATCAGCATTTTTAAATATACTAAGATATTTTTCCCATTTTTTCATTTCTCTTTAAATATTTTTTTGTTTAAAATATCTATTTCCATTTGTTTTAATGCAGCTTCCATTTGCTTAACATTATTATTAATTTCTTGACTTTTAGCAAAACCTATATAAGTTCTTTTAGCTAAATTACCCAGAATACTTTTATTTTTTTTAATTGCTTTTTCAAGTTTATTTTTTCTTAAATAAAAAGTTCCCAGTCCATCTACATGTATCCTTGGAAAATCTATATCAGATAATTTCCTTCTTAACTTACTGTAGTAAAAAGTTATAAATTCATCTACTACAGAATTATGTACTCCCACTTCATCAGCTATATCTTTTCTAAGTTCTTTATGACTCTTTGGATTCACTACCTAATATTTTATAATCCAGTAATACTAACCCACTAGTTTGAACATTAATATCTTTCTGAAGTGAAATTGTTTTTTTATTATTACCTGATTTATTAAGTAAATTCTTTTTTTCAGCTTTAGTAATTGCATTCCTGGCAGATTGAGGGCTTTTAAATATATCACCCTCAACTAATTTTAAACAAAATTTAGTTAACTCAATATTCTCATATTTAGATAACTCTGCTAAAAATTTCATATCTGAATTGCTTATAAATATATTATTAAAAAAACAATAAGTCATTATTTGATATTGAATAGTTTTATCAATATCAACTTTCATTTTTATATCAACTTTGTTTACTATTGCCATATTATAAACTTAATATCATATCAACTAAGTCCGGGTGAGGATAACAATCAGATTTATCCTTCCTTACATTGGTATGTGTTAATAATCCTTTTACTTTTCCTAGGTGTGCATCAAGTTGAAATCCAAATCCTTTTGTAGGTCCATGTTTTTGTATAAATTGTTTTAAACCTAACCTAACATCAATTTGATCTCTTTCACCTATATATTTAATCCATTTCTCAGTTGCTTTAATTTGTGCATCTGAATAACTATGCCATTTGGTATAACTATTAAATGGTTCAGATAATATTTGAACTTGTTCTTCTTTACATGTAGAGTTTACATATGTTTTGTTATTATGAGTTAGATATCCCATAGAACATATCTCTAAACCTACTGAATGACGGTTCATATATCCTGATCCTGTTTTACCTAAATGCCATCCTTGTGCACCTGTAGGAAAAGCTTGAACCATTACACCATCATTTTCATCATTATTATTTCTATGATCTATACCACCTAATACAAATTCAGTAGCTATTCTACCACGTGAATCTCTACCCCAATGATCAATACATCTATAAGGATCTGCATGACCAGCGGTATGATGTAAAAATATATACTCATTATTAACAGGACCATTAACATATTCACCTTTAGGTAAATAATGTCTATGTATTACCTGATCATAATTTGTTTTATAATATTGACCTTGTAAATCAGTATCTTCATCTATTTCTTCAGGAATTGTATTCTCTAAATGAGTTAGTAGAACCCACATATCATTATCAACCATTCCCGTTACATCTAAATGACGTGTAAGTTGAAACCTTTTAACATGTTTTTCTGTATTAGGGCCATAAATTCCATCAGATTTTATTCCTAATTTATTTTGAAGTGCTGCTACTCTTGAACCTTTTGATCCAATTTTTAACATTTGCATTTTACTTTGGATTTACTGCATCTTGCATTGCAGCTTTAAACTCATCTGCTTCAGGAGTTGATGGTTGTCCTCCTTCTTTTTGTGCAGCATATTGTTGTGCCATATACATTTGAGCTTGCATACGTTCTGCTCTTGCTTTTTCTATAGCAGATAAAAGCATTTCATAATCAGCTTGTACTTCTAAATGTGGGATGTTGTCTTTGTAGAATGCAGTTATTTCTTCTCTACGTTCTGCAAGTTGTTCTTTAGTTAATTGAGGATCTTTCTCAGATAATTCAGGGTTGGTTTTTGTATCAGCCATTTTTATAAATTTAAGTTAATAATAACAAATATATAAAAAATGTTTAAATCAAAAAAGTTTATTGTAGTTTATTATTTATTTACTTACCATTTAACTTTATCTGCCCAATACGCTGCAGACATTTTACCTTTCTTTATATTCTTACCATGTCTAGCTTTAAATGACTTACGTTTAGCTTTCATTTTAGCTG